AATTAAATAAACAAAAAATGAGTACATCAATAACAACAACTTACGCAGGTGAGTTTGCAGGGAAATACATTTCTGCTGCATTATTAAGTGCTGACACTATTGAAGGTGGAGGTATTACAGTTAAGCCAAATGTGAAGTACAAAGAGGTAATGAAAACTCTTTCTACTAACGCATTGGTAAAAGATGCTGCTTGTGACTTCGCTGACCAAAGTGTAGTTACTCTTGCAGAGAGAATCCTACAACCTGAAGAGTTCCAAGTGAACCTTGAGCTTTGTAAGAAAGATTTCCGTTCAGATTGGGAAGCTATTGAAATGGGTTATAGTGCATTTGACACTTTGCCTCCTTCATTTGCTGACTTCTTATTGGGTCACATTGCTGCTAAAGTAGCTCAGAAGACTGAATCAAACATCTGGCAAGGTGCTACTGCTAACGCAGGAGAGTTTGATGGTTTTGAAGCTCTATTAGCTGCTGATGGAACTGTAGTAGATGTAACAGGTACTACTGTATCTGCTGCTAATGTTATTACTGAAATGGGTAAAGTAGTTGATGCTATCCCAACCGCAGTATACGGAAAAGAAGACCTATACATCTATGTAGCTTCTAATGTTGCTCGTGCTTACATCCGTGCTTTGGGTGGATTTGGCGCACAAGGATTAGGTGGTAGTGGTGTTAACAACGAAGGTACTACTTGGTTTAACGGTGCTGACTTAGCATTTGATGGTGTTAAATTGTTCGTATGTTCTGGTATGAGTGACAACACTATGGTAGCTGCTCAGAAATCTAACTTATACTTCGGTACAGGTTTGTTATCTGACCACAACGAAGTTAAGCTAATTGATATGGCTGACTTAGATGGTTCTCAGAATGTTCGTGTAGTAATGCGCTTCACTTCTGGTGTACAGTTCGGAATCGGTGCTGATATCGTACTTTACTCTTAAGAGTAATAATTTAGTTAATAATTAAAGGGGCAGGTAGGCTGATGCTTGTCTGCCCTTTTTTAATAAAAATATAATAATATGGCTTGTGATTTAACAAAAGGTCGTGCGTTACCTTGTCGTGATTCTGTAGGTGGACTGAAAGCAGTTTACTTTGTGGATTTCGGTGACTTGGGTACGGTAACCGTATCTGCTACTGATGAGGTAACAGATATGACAGGAACATTCTCTGCTTTCAAGTATGTCCTAAAGGGGACATCTTCAGTAGAGCAAACTATTAACGCTTCTCGTGAAAATGGAACAGTATTCTTTGACCAAGCGGTCAGCCTTACTCTACCACAATTAAGCAAAGAAGATAACAACGAAATTAAGCTATTGGCTTATGGCCGTCCTCACATTGTTGTTGAAGACTATAATGGTAATGCTTACTTGGTAGGTCGTGAACACGGAGCAGATGTAACAGGTGGTACTATCGCTTCTGGAGCAGCTATGGGAGATATGAGTGGATACACTCTTACCTTCAATGCTATGGAATTAACTGCTGCAAACTTTATTGCAGGTGCTACAGATGGTGAACCATTTGCAGGTATGACTTCTGCAACAGATACTATTGTACTTTCATAATAAAGTAGTATATTTGCTTAACACGACATAGGTGTTTTGGTTTTAGATAGGGGTTGCTCGTAAGGGTAGCCCCTTTCTTTTTGATAACACTTTGCCTATGTTATGGTTAACCTACTATGCACATAGTAAGCACAACAGATAAAAAGATATACTTCGTACCGAGAGCTTTTGATTTAAGCGTTTCAGTAAAGATTACTGACGAGGAGACTAATGTATCAGCAACGGAGTCTTTAACGGCTACCAGAGAGGCTAATTACCTACATATAACGCCTACCTACACTTTCATTGAAGGTAGATACTACACACTAAGAATTACAGGCACTAACGAGATATACAGAGGTAAGGCATATTGCACTAACCAAACGAATCTTGAGCAGTTCAGCATTAATAATGGTCAGTTCACCTACTTTGAGGATACTGATAATGATAATCAATATATATACCGATGAGTGAGATACGAATCGTAAACCTTTCTTCTTATACTACTCCAACAGTAGTAGAGGATAACCGTAAAGAATGGGTAGCCTATGGTGCTGATAACGCCTACTACTCACACCTTATAGACCGTTACAATGGTAGTGCGACTAATAACGCTATTATCAATGGTATGTCTGTTATGATATATGGTAAAGGCTTACACGCAACAGATGCAAGTAGAAAGCCAGACCAATATGCACAGATGAAAGCGTTATTTTCTCGTAAGTGTATGAGAAAGGTGACTTTTGACCTTAAAGCATTGGGACAAGCTGCTTTCCAAGTTATCTACAACAAGGATAAGAGCAAGGTAGTACAGGTTGAGCATATGCCTATTGAGACTTTGCGTTTTGAGAAGATGAATGACGATGGTGAGATAGAAGGATACTTCTACTCTAAGGATTGGACAAAGATTCGTAAGAAAGGCTACGAGCCAACACGCATACCTGCTTTTGGATATGGAGAGAGAGGTGAGGCTTTAGAGATTTACTGCATTAAACCTTACAGAAGTGGGTTCTATTACTACTCACCTGTAGACTATCAAGGTGCTATACCTTATGCATCTCTTGAAGAAGAGGTAGCTAACTACCACCTAAACAACATTAAGAATAGCCTTAGCCCTTCAATGCTCATTAACTTCAATAACGGAGTACCCTCAGAAGAGGAGAGAGAATTGATAGAGAGAAGAATACACGAGAAATACTCAGGTACAAGCAATAGTGGTAATGTAATCTTGGCGTTTAACGACAACAAGGATATGGCAGCTACTATTGACCCTATCCAACTATCAGATGCAGCAGAGCAGTATCAGTTCTTAGCTGATGAGAGTATGCGTAAGCTAATGGTAGGTCACAGGGTGACTTCTCCTATGTTGATGGGTATTAAAGATAACTCTGGGTTAGGTAATAACGCTGACGAGTTGAAGACTGCAAGTCTACTATTCCACAATACGGTCATAAAGCCGATACAAGAGCTTATCATAGATGCAGTAGACGATATACTTGCAATTAACGAGATAGCCCTTAATATATACTTTAAAACGCTTCAGCCGTTAGAATTATCTGCTGATATATCAGAAGAAGTGAAGGAAGAATTGTCTAAAGACGATTTGCGCCCTTTTCTTGATGACAAGTTAGCCCACGAGATGTTAGATGCATTGGCTGACTTGGGTGAGGACGAGCCAGAAGGCTACGAACTCATTGATGCAGAAGATGTAGGTGAAGAGCCAGAGGAGTTTGATGTAGAGAACTACTTGAATGGTTTGGTTAATTTATCAGCTACACAAGAGAGTAAACAAGACAACGAGCTTTACAAGGTAAGATACATCTACGCTAAGGGTACTAAGAAGACTTCTAAGGGCAGTTCAAGGTCTTTCTGTAAGACAATGCTATCTCAAGGTAAATTGTACCGCAAAGAGGATATAGGTATGATGTCTGCAAGAGGCGTTAACAAGTCATTAGGACACAAAGGAAGAAGCTACTCTCTATTCTTGTATAAGGGTGGTGTAAACTGCTACCATAGATGGGAGCGTAGAATATACAAGAAGAAGTTAAAGAAGAACGGTGAGCCTTATGGCGGAGATGCGCTAAGAGGGACAAAGTTTGTAAATGTAAACCAAGCGGTAAGAGAAGGATTTAAGATGCCAAAGAACCCTAACAAGGTGGCTATAGCTCCAATCAATATGCCGAATCAAGGACACCATCCTAATTACGGAAAATAATGGCAAAGGTATTATTTATAAAGAGAGACGATATAGTACGCAATAGCGTATTATCGGGGAATGTTGATAGTGACAAGTTCTTACAGTTTGTTGAGATTGCTCAAGAGATTCACTTACAGAATTACTTAGGGTCTAACCTATATGACAAACTAAGAGAAGACATTATAGCAAACACATTACCTGCTGCATACGCTACTCTATTAGATGACTATATACAACCAATGCTTATACATTGGGCAATGGTAGAATACTTACCACACGCAGCTTACACTATTGGTAATGGAGGTGCTTACAAGCACTCTGCGGAGAATAGTATAGCAATGGAGAAAGAGGAGGTAGACTTCTTGACAAATAAGCACAGAAATATAGCAGAACACTACACTCGTAGGTTTATTGACTATATGAGCTTTAACAATTCAAACTTCCCAGAATATAACACCTCTACGAATGACGATATGCACCCAGACAAAGAGTCTTTCTTCAGCGGATGGCAAATGTAAACGCTATCAACCAAAGGAAGTTAACTTAAAGAAGCTGAAAAAGCTCGTAAACAAATTAGAGAACAATGGCAACAGGTAACGGATACGGAGCAATATATGGCTCAACTTGGTGGGGCAGCGGAGATGCCTTCACTAATCAAATAGGTTGGGGTGCAGCTATGTTCTATATATTAGAC